AGGACAAGTAATGTACGAAGCAGAATTTCGTGCATACACAAAAGCCAATAGTGGCCCATCATGGGACATAACAACAACTGAAGTCTTAGAGGCTTTGGGTGCTGATGTAGTCTTTGAAGGCCCACAAGCTACAGGTGGTACTGTTTACCAATACTCTCAAGCCTCTGGTGTTGAGCAGATTGATGGCAAGTGGTACACCAAATATATCCTTGGCCCTGTGTTTACAGATACTACTGTCGAAGGCGTTACTACCACAGCCGCAGAGCATGAGACTGCTTACAAGGCCACTAAAGATGCCGAACAAGCCAAGTCTGTGCGTCAAAGCCGTGATGACAAACTCAAAGAAACAGATTGGATTGTTATTAAAAACTTGGAATTAAATGCCAACATACCTGGTGTTTGGGAAGTTTACCGCCAAGCCTTGCGTGATGTTCCGAATCAATCAGGTTTCCCTTGGACAATTACTTGGCCTGTTGAGCCACAATAAGGAGCAATCATGGCTATTTCTGATGCACTGCGCTATCAACTTAATACAGGTGGTTCTGCGGATACCCTGTACGGAATCATTCGAGATTTTCTTGCCACAAGCCCAGATGCCGCTACAACACAAGCGCAGATGCGTCAGTATGGAATCTCTGCTGAAGACGTAGCTAACGCAACTGGCGGCGCTTCTGGTGGCTTGCTAAGTGGCAATATCCTAGCTGGTGCTAGTTGGAATAGCTCAAATACTGCTTTACAGAATCAACTCACAGAAGTTACTGGTCAGCAAACATCTAACTATGCTGTTGGAGGATCAACTACCTCAGACACATTAAAGCAACTTAATACATTCTTGGCGGGTGGTGGTCAGTTTGACCCTAATGCTACTGTTTACTTGCAAGCAGGTGGTGTTGACTTTATTACTGGCGTAGATAAAGCAGTTGTTAAAGACAACCTAAACCAGATTGTTAAGACTCTTGGCGATCAAGGTGTTAATGTTGTTCTTACTGGTTCACCTTATGCCAAGTCTGTTCAAGATGTAATCACAAATAACTTTGATCCTAAAGTTGACCAAATTTATACTGATGTTGCCAAAGCTAACTCTAATGTTGCTTTAGTTGGTACACAAGGCGAGATTCTGCAAAACAAGAATTTGTTAGTGGATGCTTTGCACACCAATGCTGAAGGCACAGCAGTTTATAACCAATCTGTTATTGATGCTTTATCTCAGTTTAAGAATGAAGTGCCATCTAGTGCTCCACAAGCAATTGCACAAGCCTATCAAACAAACACTGTAGCGACAACTCCTTCAATTATCGCTCAGGCCGCTGCTAGTCCTGAAGTTGCTAAGTCATTGGTAAGGGCTATTCCTACTGCCCGTGGTACTGTCATTGAAGGCGATGACATTGAAGCTCAAATTGCAGGTGTGCCACAAGTAGTTTATGAAACAAGAGTAGACCCAAACAACACGGCTAATTGGGAAACATTTAATCCTAAAACTGGTGAAGTAATTGACTCAGGCACTTTTGCGGGTGGTGGTACTAAAGATACGTTGGCTCTTCTTGCTCCTGTTATTGGGTTGGCGGCTTCCACTGTTGGTCTTCCTTTTATCTCGGGCTTATTAGGTGGGGCTACTGGTTTGACAGGTTCTGCTTTAGCGGGTGCTACAGGGGCAACCATTGGAGGCGGTACAACTGCAATAGCAGGTGGCACAGGGCAAGATATTCTTAGAGGTGCTTTGTTAGGTGGTGCTGCTTCCTATGGCGCATCTGCACTGGACAACTATCTCTCTACGGGTTCTGCTGCTGACGTTGGCATTACAGAGCGTCAGTTTGCTATTGCAGATGCCAAGAACTTAGCCAGCCAAGGTTTATCAACCAATCAAATTGCTGATACTTTGGCGGCTGGTGGTTATAACGATGCCATCATCAATAGAGCAATAACTTCTTTAACAGGCGGTGCAACATCAACATTGCCAACACCTGGTGCTGTAAATGTTACTGGAACAACTACTCCTGCAATAAGTACGGGTGGTTTATTGGGCGGCTTGGTTTCTCCGACAACCACTGCACCAGTAACGCAAGCAGGCACTGTAAATGTAACTGGTACTGCTCAACCTCAAATGGTAGATCAAGGGACATTAAACTTAGTTGCTAGTCAGCTTGCTTCTAATGTAAGCACACCAGCTAACTTAGCAAATGTTCAAATTACAGCAGACAGACCAGCTTCTGCGCAAGAGATTACAAATGCAATTCTTGCAACAGTACCCAATGTAACTGTTCCACAAGCACAAACTCAAGCACAAGTATTGATTACAAGTGGTCAAAACTTAACTACCAATGACTTGGTGACTGCTGTAGCTTCTGTTTCTCCAAACATTACAAATAGTGTTGCGGAACAGATTATTACCAGTTCAAACTCAAATGCCATTCAGCCAGTAGTCAGTGCTTTGGTATCAACAGTTACACCTACTACTGGTGGTAACTTATCTACTGTGCAAGTTACTGGAGACAGAGTAGCTTCTACGCAAGAAATTGCTAATGCCGTCATTGCGACAGTACCAAACATAACTCCTCAACAAGCACAGACTCAAGCGGAAGTTATAGTTACAAGTGGTCAGAACTTAAAGGTTTCTGATTTGGTATCAGCAGTTGCTTCTGTTTCGCCAAATATTACCAATACTGTTGCAGAGCAAATTATTACCAGTAATAATCCTAATGCTGTTAAACAAGTTGTTAATGCTATAACAAGTACAGTAGCGGCAGTAAATCAACCTATTGCACAACAAACAATTACAGCACCAGCAGCGGCTGCTTGACTAACGGCAGATAAACCTTTTGCTCTAGCTAACTGAGCCACACGAGCCGCAGGTACAAGACTAGCAGGGTTAAGAATATTACCACCCAAACGGGCTGGATCAAAACCAGATTCACCTGCTTTTTCACGTTGTGCTTGATAACCTTGCTCTTCGGCTTTAGCCATCTCATCTACACGTTTTGCTTCTCTGTAAAGCAGCTCACTCAATGAATTAGGCTTAGTTCCACCTAAACTGGCTACTGCACCTAAAGCACGAGGAATTATTTGTGCGCCTGCGGTGATCGGGTCTTTTAAACCCATTAAAAAGCCAGAGGAAGGGGCTTGTGCTTCTGTTTGAGTAGGTTCTGGTTGCAAAGAACTCTTAATTCTTGATAAAGCCGCATCTTCAGTCAAACCATCAGGCAACTCATAAGACACACCTTTGTATTCATAAATGGTAGCCATATTACTTATCCCCTAACTTGATTGGATTCTGTCGTGAACCAAGAGGCGCATTCATTGGTGTTGTTGGCAATGCTTCGCCTGGTCTGCTAGATGCTTGCTTTTGAAGACGCTCAATATTCTTTTGAACTTTCTTTTCTGCATTAGTTAAAATACGTTTCATAGATTCTGGCTCTAATCGTTGGTTTCCAGCAACAACATTCTGCAAATATTTAAGCTCTTCATTAGAGTCATTGCCGCCAAATTGTACTAAACGAGGAATTACAATTTCGCCAATGTTTGCTAAGAACACTTCTGTGTTTTCCAACTTCTTCTGGTTGCCAATTGAACCAAGCGAAAATTTAGTCGCTGCTGCTTGTTCAGGGCCAAAAGCACCCGCATAAATTCCTTTGTTCAACAATAAAAGTGCGTCTTTATATGCAGTTTCCAATGAGAATTGATTTTCAATATTTGCTACATTTGTGCCAATTATTTCGCTTGCCTTTTTACCTGCCGCACCAGTATCAAGATTGATACCACCAATAGTGACATTTCCTGTGCCTTTACCAGCACCCTCAACCTTTTTGGTTGCGTATTCAAGCATACGTTTTTGGAAAGGCTCAGTGCCTGGTATTAGTCCCGCATCAATCAATGTTTTAGCAAACTCTGAGTACTTCTGAGCATCAGGGCCTTTATATAACTCAAAACCAGTAACAGCATCTATTAAAGAATTTCCAACAACAACTGTTTTATTTGGTTTTTCAACCTGTTGCTCAAGGGCTTCAAGTTTTCTAGTTGTAAGATTTAGTTTTGCATCTCTTTCTGGAGATGATGGCTGTTGAGTTAAGACATCTAACTCAGTGTTTAATTGAGCAAGTTGATTGGCAATCAAAATCTTTTCTGGAGTTGATTGAACACGCTCACGATTAGCCGCAGCAGTACGCTGTTGAGCCAAAGCAGTCTCACTTTGAGCCTTGCGATAGTATTCTGCAAGAGCCATAGCACCTTGTTGGTCACCAGCTTGTGACAACATCTTGATGCCTTGCAACATAGACTCAGGATTAGATTGGTCTATCTGTTGAAAGATAGAGTTTCTAGTGCTGATTAGCTTTAGTTGTGGGTCTTCAATACCTAAAGCACCCGCAAAGCCACGACCTAGTTGACCAACACTAGCACCCAACTGTGCTCTAGCAGCCGCACCTGGGTCTAATCGGGCAAGGTCATATCCTTGTTGCAAATCTTGTTGATATTGCTGACGCTGATACATTTCAGGAGTCATGCCAAACAGACCCGCTACGATATTACTTTCTGCCATGATGATTCCTTACGAAAATAGACCGCCAAACACATTACCAAGTGATTGACCAAACATGGCATTAGGATTGCCTGCCGCCATCAATGCTTGAGCATAAGGATTGGTTGTAGCATTAGCACCTGTAGCCAATCTTTGACTAATATTTGCACCTTCTAAGCCTAAAGCACCAACCCTAGCACCCGCAGTAGATGCTGTTTGGCCAAGAGACGCACCCATTTGTAAAGGTTGTTGTGCCAATTGCTCTAAGTTCTGTACTTGTCCAAAAGCACTTGTAAATGGTGCATAAGCCGCTTGTTGACCACCATAGTATTGACCCATTGTTCTTGAACCTTGGTCAAGCAAGTTAGCACCAAACAGCACATCTCTTTGACCCGCCAATTGAGCATTTGCCGCCAACTCAGCTTCTTGTCTAGCACGAGCATTGAACAAAGCCTGTAATTCAGGAGTTGTAGCACCCAAATCACCGCCTTGAGCAACAGACAAACCTAAACGACCTTGATTTCTTAGTTTGGTTTGCAAATTAGCAAACTCTAACTCACGACTTGGTTGCAATAAAGCCATCTGTTCAGCAAGATAATTCTTAGCAACATCTTGTGGTGTTAGTGCTAAATATTTATTTCCAAGCGTAAACAAACTTGTAGCACCTGTCTGTAAAGGAGCAAACTGTTGTTGGGCTTGTTCTGCTTGAGTTAATCCTTGATCAGAAAGTTTTATAAATCTATTTTGCAACCCTGTAACCAAATCACTTGGTTTTGGTTGCACACTAAGTAATTCACCTGTTATTGGGTCACGCTTTGCTTCATAAGTGCCAAATCTATTGGTATATCCTGTTAGACGGAACTGAGCCGCTTGTTTGGCAGCCGCAGTCTCAGCATCAATTCTTTGTTGAGCCGCAAGAGCCGCTTCTTTAGATTGTTGCATCTGAAGCAAACTACCCGCTGTGCCTAGTCCACCAGAAAGCAGATTAGCAAGATTGTTTACACCCAAACCAGTTGCTGCCGTGCCTAATAAAGAACCACCTACACCCGCACCAAGACCCGCCAATGTAGTACCAAGACCAGCACCACCAAGTAACGTATTTGCACCAGCCAAGCCAGCAGTTGTCAGACCCGCAGTACCAAGTCCCGCACCTGTACCTAAAGCACCTAGACCCGCAGTTCCCAAAGTTATTCCTGCGCCTGGTGCGCCACCAAGACTTGCTAAGCCCGATGAACCGCCAAGACCAGTAGTGCCACCTACTGTAAGTCCTGTACCTGTACCCATTCCCGCAACAGCAGGAGCTACCCCACTTGTTATAGCAGGACTTAGCAATCCCGCTGTACTTGCCGCACTAGGAGTACCCGCACCTATGGCTAAGTCTTGTGCTGTTAAAGCCGCAATTTCTGCCGCAGTTAGACCTGCCGCTGTTGTGGCTACCGCACTTGGCACAGCATAAGCACCGCCCCCTATAGCTAAGTCTCCCGCAGTTAGTGCCGCAATTTCTCCTGCTGTTAAACCTGTAGCTCCAACAGTAGCCGCACCACCTAACGCTCCCGCACCGCCAAACAACCCAGCACCATAACCACCCGCTAAAGCAGCTAAAACTACAGGGTCTTGAAAGGCTTTTTTCAAACCACCAAAGAAAGATAGATCACCGCTTGATGTTGTTTTTCCAGTTCCAATAAATTCACCAGTAGGAGAGTAATTTTGAAACTCAGAGCCAACAGGGGATTTGTAGTTAATATCGCCCGTAGTCTTTTCTACAGTGATATTCTCAATCCCAACAACTTGCCGATCTTCTCCAGAACCACGAACCTCATATTGAGGCGCAATGCGAGTATCTCCAAGGGTTATTGTTTGACCTTCAGGAACAGTAGCTGCCACTCGGGAAACAACCTCTCCAACATCTAACCCAACAGCCGTAGCCATTTGAGAGGGGGAAATCCCATAAGTTTCCATAGCCTTGACGATCTGATCGTCAGTCATTTCTGGATTCTTCAGCAAGAACTCTACAATTTGTTGACTTGTGTAGGCCATGATTACTCCTTATTTATGCAGTTTCTAACTCAGGCACTTTAATATGTGCCGTGATAACTGCGGTCGATGTGTCTTTATCAATTGTCAAGAAGCCTTGGCAAGTAATGTTGTAGTCCTGTCCATTAACATCTTTTTCACTTTTAACAGGAACAGTTATATCTAAATTCTTAAACAAGAATTCTTTGCCGTTTTCAAAGACTCTCCAAACGTGATTCATTGAACCACGCCCAGCTTGACCACGGCTTTTGTTAAATCGTATTTGGTATGTGTTCATATAATTTCAGCCGCTACAGCAGGGCAAGATTGCGGTTGTTGAATTACTGTCAAGTTGAAATGTACAAACTTAATTGGTAACTCTGCCGCATGACGGGTAAAAGAATGAGCAAGCCATGAGTTAGCAAAAATCATCATGCCTGGCTTGGGTGTAAAGTTAATTGCTTTGCTTGCAGGGGTTGCTATGTTTACATCTTGTTCTGGCAAATCAATTTGAACTTTTGCGGCTCTAGGATCATGAAAAACAACATTAGAACAATCTTCTGGTGTTTCAAGAAAATAAAAACCAACAATTTGCGAACCAAACCCGTGAACATGTGCATCCATAGCAGAATGCTTATGGTGTTCTTGAGTCCACATTTCTGTAAACTGAACTGCTTTGTCTTGCATGGCATAACCTTGTTCATTAAGGATATTCCAAGCGGTAGAACCAACAAATTCTGAGAAACCATCCATGCGTAAATCAGCAAAGTAACTTTGCGTCATGTACATAGGATACATTTCATTTAAGTCACGCTCTTTGCGCTGAACTTCTAAGGCTTCCTCAGAAACAGCATTTACTGTTTCTAAAAAGTCAGGGCGTTCAATGATATAAATTGGACAAGGAAAATGGTATGCAACTTGAAGTTGCGTGTGCTTGACTATTTCAGCCACCGACTCAGAGGCTTTGCATATTTTAGGTTTTTTAACTACTTTGCTCATAGTTCTACCCAATCCCATGCAAAGAAATCAAACTTGAATTCGCCTTCTGGACGGGCACGAGCCTCTTTCCAGTTGTTGTCTGCACCGCACCAAAATACCAACACACCCTCAATTGGTTCTGGGCGAGGAATAGGCGGTTGCATTGTGCAAGTAGACTCATCAATTGTCCATGCAGACCAATTTTCAGCCTGTTCATGGTTAGCAAATGCAGTTATAACGGCTTGTTGTTTAGTAATCTTTTCTTCCGCAGTCATATCACGCTTATGCCACACGTCAGTCCAATCACCATTTACTTTTTCATAAGTTGATTCTTCTGCGGTAAATACTTCATAAACACCTAAATTAGGACGCTGAACACGAATGAAAGACTCCCAATATTCTGGAATAGAACCAAAAGCCGCTATAAGGTTGTCCTTAAAAGCGGGATGATTTTTAGGAACGCCATTTTCAACTTCAATGTAAAGGTTAATCATAAATTTCCTGTACAAGTTGAAGGGAATGAACGTGAACTACCTGGCCAAATGATTCGGACTGCACCAACGCCGCCTCTACCACCGCATACATTACCGCCTCTACTGCCAGAGCCACCGCCGCCACCATAAGCACCACCAAAACCACCGTAAGCATAGACTCCGCCACCAGAAGTTCCGCCTGAACCACCAGCACCGCTACGAGTAGCGGTATTACCACCTGCCGCTCCGCCAGCACCTGAACAACCTTGCCCTAAGATGCCTACACCGCCGCCACCGCCACCGCCGTTGCCGTTGAAATCGCCACCGCCACCACCACCCCCGCCGCCAGAACCAGCACATCCAGCAGAATTATTACCAGGGCTATTACCACCATTACCCGCATATCCGCCAGCACCGCCACCGCCACCGCCTTGGTTGCTTGCACAAGCAGTACCGCCGCCATTACCACCGCCATCACCTGTATATGTACCACCATTTGTATAAGCAGTAAATGAACCACCTACGCCGCCGCCACCCTTAACAACACAAGTAGATACAAAATAAGAATTTGATCCAGAGTTACCAACTGTACTGACACATGGATATCCAGTTCCACCTGCCCCAACAACTACTGTGTAAGAATTTCCAGCGGTAACAGAGTAGTTGTTTTTATAGCCAAGACCACCTCCTCCTCCGCCCTTAGAGCTATTTTGATCTGATCTGTTACCTGATCCGCCACCGCCCACAGCAACAACAGAAACTGATGTAACACCAACAGGGGCTACCCAAGAATATGTGCCAGAAACTGTGTAAGCATCTTGGCCAGGGGCCGCAACAAAAGATCGTTGATTTTGAAAGACAGCTTGTAGTGCGCCACTCATGTCAATCCACTCCCTGAAATAAGCCAAGTTGTTGAAGTCATTTTGATAGCAGTTGCTGATCCGTATTGAGCAAGACTGCGTGAGCCAGTTGTGCCAGCAGAACTTAAATACATTGTGTCAGTAGTAATGGCAATTGTTACCACTTGGCTTGTCATGTTGATAAACGTGATTGCCGTTCCAATAGGATAAGCCACAGAACTATTTGCAGGGATTGTGAAAGTCCTTGCGTTGGCATCAGTTGATGGGTGAAAAATGTGTTTGCCAGCATCAGCCAAAACTAATGTATAAGCAGCAGATTGACTATTTTGTGGAATGTTTCTAAATCCAACTGCATCAGTACCATCAACTGTGCAAGATGACAATGTGCCACTAGATGGTGTGCCAAGTACAGGGGTTGTCAGCGTTGGTGAAGTTAGGGTCTTGTTTGTCAACGTGTCGGTTGTTGCTCTGCCAACTAATGTGTCTGTGCTTGTTGGTAGCGTCAATGTGCCAGTGTTGCTAATGCTTGAGATTACTGGCGTTGTCAGAGTCTTGTTTGTCAGGGTTTCTGTGCCTGTCAAAGTGGACAGTGTTCCCGTTGTGGGGAATGTGACGTTTGTTGTGCCTGTCAGAGTCCTTGTGTACGCAAAGTTGCCAGAACCCGTGACTGTCATGGCAGCGTTGTTTGCTACGCCTGTGCCGCCCTGTGCGGGAGTTACTGCGGTACTCGCATCAAGCAGCCTATACCAAACGCTACTGTGAGCAAAATACATTGCACCATCTGAGTGACTGTGGGCTATTGCCCCGTGATAAGTAGCCGCAGAGGGAAAAGCCGCTTGGTTGGCATAGTAGAAAGGAATTACCGACCCAACTTGAGGTGCAGTAATAGCACCATCGTCAGCCACTGTAACCAAGCTATTCTGTACAATTTTTCCAGTTGTACTGTCAAACCTTGTGATGGCATTGTCTGTTGAGGAGGCAGGGCCTGTTACATCACCTGTGCCACCAGAAGCCGCAATCGTTATTGCACCTGTGCCATTGGTAATTGTTATGCCTGTTCCAGCAGTTAATGTTGCTTTGGTTAAGGTGTTACCTGTGGTATTACCAATAAGAAGTTGACCATCTGTATAAGTAGTCTGTCCTGTACCGCCATTGACTACTGGTAAAGTCCCCGTTACGCCTGTAGATAAAGGAAGACCTGTAGCATTGGTTAACGTAGCACTTGCAGGTGTTCCAAGAACGGGTGCAACAAGAGTTAACGCTGTGCCGTTAGATGTAGCACCTGTAATCCCACCAAATGCACCAGCATTGTTGAACTGGACTTGAGTGGTTGAGCCGCCTGGTGTTCCACCACCAGATGCTGCAATGGTTTGGTTAGGCCAAGTGCCAGTAACAGTTATGTTTGTTCCCGCAACAATGCTAGGGGTTGCTGTTGCTGTGCCACCATTGGCTACGGGGAGTAAACCAGTTACACCTGTAGTTAATGGAAGACCCGTTAAGTTTGTTGCAACACCGCTAGTAGGAGTTCCCAATGCTGGTGTTACCAATGTTGGGCTTGTCGCAAAGACTAATGATCCTGTGCCTGTTTCATCTGTCACAGCAGAGATTAGGTTTGCTGAACTAGGTGTTCCTAGAAAGGTTGCTACGCCTGTTCCAAGACCTGATACGCCTGTGCTGATAGGCAGACCAGTAGCGTTTGTTAAAGTGCCACTTGTGGGTGTTCCAAGAATGGGAGTTACTAGGGTAGGGCTAGTAGCAAACACCAATGCGCCAGAACCTGTTTCATCAGTGATTGCGGAGGCTAAATTAGCACTAGATGGTGTTGCCAAAAGAGTTGCCACACCCGCACCCAAACCACTCACGCCCGTTGAAATAGGAAGACCCGTAGCATTTGTTAAAACTGCGGCACTTGGTGTTCCAAGGGCAGGGGTTACAAGTGTTGGCGAGTTTGACAACACTACATTTGTTGTGCCTGTAGAGGTTGTAACTCCTGTACCGCCTTGAAGGACTGTTAAAGGTGTTGTAAGTGCAGTGAGTGACGTAATGTCAGAGTTAGCACCACTTGCGGCCACACCAAGATTAGTTCTTGCATCAGCCGCTGTAGAAGCACCCGTACCTCCATCAGCAACCGCTAGATCAGTAATACCAGTAATCGTACCGCCCGTAATTGCGGCAGCAGAATTATCTGTCTTTGTCGCAACAGCAGTAGCAATGTTGTTGTACTCAGTGTCAATCTCAGTGCCTTTGACAATCTTTAAGGGATTGCCAGGCGATAAGTTGTCTTTGGTTGCAAAGTTTACTGTTTTGGTGTAATTGCTCATATTTACCTCTTAGGCTGTTCTGCCATCTTTGGCTTGAATTTCAATCTTTTGAAGGGATAACTGTGTGCCGTTAATGGTTGTTTCATAACCAGTTTGTACAATTTTACCCGCACCAGAAGCATTTGCTCTCAATGTCTTAATTGCAATACCACTTGTGTATTCAGCAGTTCCATATTCAGCAGTTCCATACTCATAACTTACTTGGGTAGGAATGTAAATATTCTGGGCTTGGTAAGCACCTGAATAATCAAAGCCCCAATTGATTGTTAAGAACTGGTTTGAGCCACCAATCACAATCGCTGAAATAGTCTTTAAAACAGAAATCTGGTTTGGGTTGCCAAGATCAGCATTGTTGGTGTAGTACGCAAATCGGTACGTTGTTGTGTCATCTATGTAACCGCCATACTTACCAATAAATCCACTCTTACCAATATACAAGTCGCCATTACGCAAAGAACGCAATGCAGTTGGCGCAATAGAGTCCCATTTGGTTACACGGGAAGCACCATCTTGCAAAGATTGTTTGGTATCGAAGCAATAAACTTGGAAGGTAGCGGGTAGAACAAGCAGATAAAAGGCTTCTTTTTCTGAGTAAACAGACTTCAGATTAGCCAATGTTTCACCTGCCAATGATGAGTTCAGATCAAAACGCACATTCTTAGACAAGTCTCTCAGTGGTGCAGACTTCTCTTGGATTGTCCTCATCAATGAACGAACACCTGAGTCTGACAAGAAAATAACATCAGAGCCAACGCTTTGAATGGTATCTCTTGCTATACATCCAATAGAGCCAATTGTGTCGCTCAGAACCAAGGATGCGGGGGTAGAAGCACCAGAATAAACAAGAATCTGTCGTTTACCAAAGATAAACAAGAAATCATTGTGAGCCGCCAAGCCCATTACTTCATCAGCACCATTAGGCCATACACGGGAAACATCTAAAGAACCCGATGTTCCTCCAGACCATACATGACCTGCAATCAGATCGGAGAAGGTAACAGTTACTTTGTCTGAAGATGTATTGGCGACCCAAAGGCGACCAAATGCGGAGATGGCAATGTTGGCAGATGGAACTGATCCTGCTTAACCTGACTTCTCAGAGACTCGTCTAAATGTTGTTGTGCTAACAGCGGGGTCATAGATCAGAGGATCGTGGCCTGTTTGGAAGAAGTATGCAATCCCATTCAAAGATGCGGTTTGCCAATTAGATGCAGTAATAGTAGGAGCAGTACCGCCACCACCATAGGTCAACTCAGTCACCGCATTAGCAGTGCCAAGTTTAAATAGCTTGTTGTTTCCCGCAAACAAAATGGTCAAAGTGCCATCGTTTTGCACTAATTCATGGATAACACCCACATCATTAGCACCTAGATTACCAGAGGAAGAGTTAACTCTTGTGTAGCCCTTTCTAGCACCAATACGACCATACTGATCCAAGATGCAGTTAGTCGCAACCAAGGCAAAGCCAGCCCCTAAATCAAGGGGAGAATCTTCAGTATTCAGGCCATAAAAGCCTGGTGCTGAGAGACTGTAACTTTGTAAAGGCTTAGACATTAGACCGCCACAAAGTTGTCTTCAGGATAACGAGTGGACTCCAATGCAATAGCGTCAGAGAGCATCCCTCTAAACAGAGCATAGGCCTCAGAAGAAGCAGTCCCACCATCTTCACCACGCTCAATCAAAGCACGGGCATAGGCACTTTGAGCAACCAAATAGTCCAAGACCTTGACTGAAGTGCCATCAGCAGACAGATTAGCCTGTGGGATGGTTAGATCAAACTTCAGTGTATACACGCCATCAGGAACAGGAAACAGGTCAATCTTTGTGTCTCCACTACCATCTACCCCGTTAAAGCAGAACTCGCTAGGAATAGACTGTGAAGGTGTGCCAAAGTTGAGCTTGCGGTTCATATCCGCAGTAGTTGTGTTATCTAAAGTAATAACACTGGTAGTGTTAATAGCATCATTGATACGAAACTTCTGACCCGCACCTGTTAACGAGTAAGAACTTGTAGCAGATACAGTAGTAACTGTAATTGTCTGAGACAGCACATTCCAATTATAGGAATCTTCAATTTGACGTTTTGCATCATTGACAAACTTGCCAATCAAAGAGGAGTAGGCGGTTTCGCCAACAGTTGTAACTGATGACTCACGCAAGCGAATGAGAACGTCATTAACAAGTTCTAAGTAAGTCATGTTCTTTGTGACCCTTCAATTTCAAATGTTGCAACAACTGCCATCGTTGATCCTGCCTCAGTTGTTACCTTTAAAACATCGTCCTCTTCCATGACAAAGTAATAAGGCAAGCCAAATGACAATGAGGTTTTGGAAGCAACTGTGAATTGGTAAATTACGCTCACAGTAACGCTTGCGCTAGTGTCAACCCAATCAAAAGTAACGTGCTTGTTTGAGCCAGTAGCGTTGTTGGCGTGAATCAAACCCACCCTTGCGTAGTACCCTTTAGGCACTGTGTACAAAGTTGTCAGCGTGTTAGCTGTTGGATTTGAACTGACTGAAACTGCTCTCATTTATTCCTCTTAGAGATCGCTTTGGCTTTCGCCTTTGCGTCTTCCTTGGACGATGCACCCCAAGCTCTAAGAGAAAGTAAAAGTCGGGTAGGCTTTCCATCTTTCATCTCAGGGCCAGAATTGCCGCCCATTCGTGCTAGAAAGGATGCCC